TGATAACCAGTAGAAGAATTAAGGTTAATATCTCTCATTGTATTTATAATGTTAAATCCCTTTTTATGGATTTCTTCAATTCTATTTCGCAAAGAGACACCTCCTTTTCAAACTTCTATATATATTATATCATAAAATTAGTTATTTGTCAAATTTACTTAAATTAGTAACCGGCAGCATTCATTATCCAATCATAATCTAATGCATTTTCTTCCTAATAGGGAATAATAACTAATTTATAACCGTGTTCCTTACAATATATGCGCTTTTGCTCATCATTGTACTTTTGCCGAAATAAGCCTCTAACTCCGCCAAATTTAGATTTTGGTTCATAATGTTGGATACCCTGATATTCAATTAGAAAATCTATATCTCCATTATCATCAAAAACACAAAAATCAAATCTTAAAGGGCGCCCACTAGAACTTACCAAATCTGGAAATATATATTCTTCTTCAAAAGGTAAACCAGCCATTTTTAATATATCTTCTATTTTTATTTCACCACGACTCGCCCTCATTTTTACCTCCTTTTGAGACTAACTCAACTTCTATAGATATATTACTTTTCTTACTAATCTTTTTATTAACTCTGTCCAAAAATTAACTAAAAAACAATAAGTCAGAAATATTAAACTTTTTTCTTTTCTTTCTTCTATCTTCTTCTAATTTAATATAATACATTCCATATTCAAAAGCAGAAAATTTATCTTTTGGTATTGTTTTATTATTTTGCTTTAAAATAACATTAACACCTTCATTATCTTCAACTAAATTCCATTATCTTTATATTAGACGCAACTCTAATACCATAATTTAAAATTATGCTTTAGCTTTCACTAAAGATGAGACTATATCTTCACCCTTTATACTAAAAGGGGCCTTCCATTTCGATTTAAGGGATTCTCACCCACCGCATTAGCTTCGGCCCTACTCCTATTGAGGCTTCACATCCTCCTTTGGGATAGTCGTTGAACATTTTATTTATATTGCTAATAACTATTACAACATTTACTATTATTTTTTAACGCATAAGTTATTGCTCCTGGAGTGACTTTCATTTTTCGAGCTGCTTCAGAAATACTCTCAAATTCTTCTTTCATTCCATTATTAAGCAATCTAATCACTGGTTTAATATTTTTATTTAAAATATAACAAGCATGAAGCATATTTTCTTGTTTAGAAACTATCTCTAAATTATTTATATTATTATTTATTTTATTTCCATCTATATGATTAATTACTTGTCCTGATAAAATTTCTTTATCTCCCTAAACTTCCATAACTAAAATATGCGCTTGCTTTGATACATTTTGATTATTAATTCTTAAAGTATATCGAATGTAACCACTTTGATTAGGAGTCTGTTTTAATAAACATTTTGTTTTTTTATTATAAACTTCTCCATTATTAGAAACCATATAACTAGTATCTTTATATTGTTTCTAATTCTCATTAAGAAAATCACTTTCAATAATTTGCCTTTCTCCAATCGCCAATTTACTAATCTTAGTATTTATAGCGTGTTGTCTATTTTCAGAAGCACTTACCTATTCTAAATTATATATATTATTATTAGTTTTATTACCATCTTTATGATTTACAATAGGTAAATTAGCTGGATTAGGAATAAAAGTTTTTGCTACTAACCTATGCAGAGAATAATTTTTCTTTTTACCATTTATAGATAAATTAACACTTATATAACCAGTATTTTCTATATGTCCTTTTAAATCTCTATTAGTTTTATTATTATGAATTATACCTTCTTCATTTATCTCATAATTTGTTTCAATGTTGTCAATAATTAATTTTGCCATTTTTTCATATCCTCCTTTACGACATAAATTATGTTTTTCCTTTTATAGGATATGAAAAATATATAAATAACTTTGCTGCGGATTGCCCAAAATTTGGGGTTTCCCGCAATTAGAAAGGTTATTATTCGTAAATATTACTACTTACGCTGCCAAAATACCTAGCATTTGATCTTTTAAAATACTCGTTTGCTGAAAAGGCATTAACTATTCATTTCTTTCATCTGGAGTCATATTTTGACCTATCTTTGTAGACATTAATTTTGTCTTTGCTGTTTGTTCATCAATTAAAAATTTAATTCTTCCACTACTCATTTGTGTCTGGACATATGCATGAGCATCTGTATTAATTGGAGCATTAGCTTTAATTAAAAACATAGCATCTCGCTCCATATCTTCTGTTTTAAATTTTTTATAATCTTGTGCAGCTTCATCATAGGTTCCACCTTCAACCCCAAAAGGCGGTAAAATATCATTGGTTTCAGGATCAATTTGACTTCTTACCATAAAATCTACTAAACCAATACCTAAACCATTCGCATCTATAACAACTGTTCTAGCTTTATATTTATAATATAATTTTTTTAAATGAATAGCTTGAAATTCAAAATGCTCAGCGGTAAGTGATTCAATATTAACTATAGATTTTAAAGCATCTCCTTGCGGTTGCGGGGTTACCTTAATGATAACAGCTTCTGAGTTACAGCCCTTACGACCTACGTCCACCGCAACTATATAGTAAGCATTTTTACTTGACCTTCCGCTATATTCATACTCTGGCTGAAGTAATATTCTATATTTTTCAAAAGTATCATTAGAGAAATAAGCATTTTCCGCATCTCCGCTCTATACAGAGCCATACTCTCTATCAAATGAAGCTTCATTATAAGTTCCATTTACTTGCATTTCCTCAACCATATCTTCTTTTACAGCACCTTCAAGGATTGCTAATTTATAATCCCCACCTAAAGCCATATATTGATCAGGAAACAATATAGAGTTTAATAATATCTCAATAAGTTTATTATATGCAAAAGAATTTTTCTAGCCTGCAGATGTAATATATGTTTGAGATTGATTTACTACTTCATCTGGATCTGTTGTTCCATCTGGCAAATTTCTATCAACATTAGTAGTAGGTAAGACAATTTCATTTAATGCTGTTTCATCTACTAGAATAACCTCTTCTATAACTCCGCCATTTCTACGCTGTCCACGAGAAGATTCTCTTGCCGCCAATATATCAAGTTCAGAACCATTTTTAAAAATATATTTTACATTATCTTTAGATTTTTTAGAAACTCCACGCTCCTAGTTAATTTCATTTTCAAAAGCGGGAATTAATTTACATATTTCTTCAACTTTAGATATTGTAATTAATGCAGCCTGCTCTTTGCCGCCCGTAGTCACAAATACTTTGGAACCAGGAAAAAGTATTGCTTTTAACATTAATCCCATTATCGCAAGAAAAGATTTACTAAAACCACGAGTAAATACACAATAAACATATTTATGACGCATTATACTTCGTAAAAATATTCTTTGAGTAAACCTAAAATTAAAAGTACAATTCGGCCCTTTTATATCATCCACAAACAAATCTGGATATTCTCGATAAAAAGCTATTTCATCTCTTAAAGCACTTAGATTATCTAATAATCTTTGACTTGATATTTCCTCTTTCCGCATATCATGAGAAGAGGATAAATCCAATAAATTTTTTAAACTCATTCTTCATCATCCTCCGCCCGCGGTATTGCTAATTTTATAGTATCATTATCTAGCTTCTTTTGTTCTTCTATAAAATCATTTAATTCAATATAATCCTTATCTTCTATTTGTATATCTTCTAAACCTTTTGCTCTAGCTTCCTCTAAATCTTTTTTATGTTGTTGGACATTTTCTCTTCTTTTAATAAACATTTCAAGCATTTGAGAAAGTGATGGATCATTTACAACTAAATCGTGATTATATTTCTTTAAATCATCTATAGCTTTATCTACTATATCTAAAGGAGTTGTGATTTTATGTCTAGGTATCCTTCCGCCTTCCTTTTCCGCAAAATATACTATTTGACCTACAGAATCAAATTCTCCAGATTTTTCTTCTTTTCTTTGAGCTTCTGTAAATTTTCCAGCTTTCATTAAAGCATCATAAACTCTGGATAATTTTTGATAAGAATCCACATCTCCAGAATCAATAGCCTGATCCATAGCTAAACTTGTTTTACAAATTTTTATTAAAGTATCTTTTCTAGCGGCTCCTTGAATATCAAAAGAAGCCATAAAATCTTCATACATTTTTTCTAGTTTAACCTATTCATCCGCTTTATGAAGTCTACCCTATTTCATAGCCAAATATACTTTATCATCTTGAGTTAATTCTGCACCAACATCTACTAATTCAACTTCCTCAAATGGATGATTATTTTCTGGATAAATGTCAACAAAAGAAGAAGAAGTTGATACTTTACCATCCTTTTCATCTTGAAGAAATTGTTCTTCTACTGTTGGCGGAGCTTGGTCGAAAGAGTAATCAGCGTAGGTCATGTATTCCGCTTCAGAAATTTCTCCATTTTGAAATTTTTGTTTCATTTCCTCCAAAATTTGAGCCATTTCCTCTGGCGGTTTCCCTAATTGCTGTATTTTCTTTTCTTCTTTTGCTTGTATTTTTTCTGTATCCGCCCAAGATTCATCTTTCTATTGTTTTAATTTCATTTTAGAAAGATATCGACCAAAAGGAACACTACTACCTTTGGTCATATTGTAGGCGGCTTCCCGCGCCTTTGTTTTATCTACTTTCCCTGTTGATAATACCTTATTATAATTTTTTTCAAATTCTTTTTCTCTAGCTACTTTCCACTCTACTTTACTATAAGGAACATCAAATTTTTCAAAGAGCTATATAAAAGTATCTTCTTGATAATTATTAATATGCATCGTCAAACAGTTTTTACAAAGGTCGCATTTTTCTCCATTTTTATATGTATAAAAATTCACATCGGACATAGTTTTTTGACATTTATTACAAAAACGCTGTGCCATTATACATCACTCCTTTTTAATATAGACCTAATGATAACCACCAGCAGTTTGTCTTTCTCCTCTACAAACTGCTGATATATGAGAACTTGAAGATAAATTTAATTGTCGTGCTGCGGCAGAAGCGCTTTCATAAATAGAGTTTGTTTCAATACATAAAACTGCTTTTCTTCTTGCTTTAGCAGCTTTTACTTGATTCTTTTTAATTATTTGTTTAAATAATTCTGAATTCTCTTTTTGCTATTCCTAAGCTTTTATTCTTGCATTATCTCTATTCTTTTTTACTTCTTCTGGATGATTTTTACACTATTGAATAGCTTCTTTGGCATCTCCGCCACCATCTCCGCCATCTGTCTCATTATATCCATTAGGAACTTTACAATTATAAAATTTTATCTAATATTTTTCTCTATCATTTAAATCTTCATCATTAATATTAGATTCAATAATTTCATATTTATAATGTTCAATACCGTGCTGTAACATAGAATTATGAATGTATTGTCCATTATTAATATCTCTTTTTATATGTTCTTTCTATCTAGATTCAGCACCATTTTTTGCTTTTCCTATATATATTTTATTATTAAAATCTGTTATAATTTTATAGATTTCGCCCATGACTTTATCCCTTTTTCTTATTGCGGCATTCCTTACATATAGAATACAGTCCATCTTTACTAGTGCTATTTTTAGAGAAGAAATGATTGTGAGCAAGTTTAATCTCTCCGCACCGCGAACATTTTTTCCATTTCCCATATTCCTCATTTGTAAAATGAAATATAAGCTATTCGTTTGCCGCATAATCCGCAATCATTTTAGGAATTTTATTTCTCCATAAAGAAGATATATATTCTACGCTATGCTTAATACCATAATCGTCATTTAATTTTTCTTGAATATCTATATTTGACATTCCATCTATTTTATATGTAATAATATCATAATAGAGTGAATATTTTTCTTTTAACGCATTATCAATTAAAATATCAAGGTCTTCCATTAACCATTTTATATCACTATTAAATTTATCCCAACACGACTCTTTTATTTGCGAATAATTACACAAGAGAGCAGAAATATGTTTAGGATTATAAAGACTAATTAGTCCAGTACTTGTAACTTCTCCATCTTCATCTAAACCAACTTCTTCTGATAGATCTAATGTGGATAAGCTTTTTGTAATATTCATAACATATACTGGTTTTTTATATACATCTTTTAATACATATTGGTCTTGCCGCATAGAAATTAATTGTTTTTTAAGAAGGAAGGCGCGCTTTCCACGGGCATGCTTACATTCTTCTTCTACTTTTGCTATCTCTTCCCGCAATTCTTTAAGTCCGGGAATTGTTTTTATATCTTCTTCTGTTATTGTTACTTTTGGGGTGAATATAATATTTTTATCATTAGTAATAATATTATAAAGACCATCCTCCCCATTTTCTAATTTACCAACTAATCCTTCAAATGATGTTTCTCTTTTATTTACTGTAATCATTCTATTATCTGTTAATATCTTCTTTTGTTTACGCTCTTGTTTATCCATAGCATATATTATATAATCCGATAATTTTTCTAAATATTTTTGAGTTAATCTTTCTGAAGGAGTGTTAGCAATGATTTCTTCAACTTTTTTTACTCGTTCTTCTGGAGTTTCAAGAGAAAAATCCATCTTTATAAAATTTGCGGAGGTGTCCGCTTCGAGTTCTTCATCCTGGTCCTCTGGAAGAATCATATCATCTTCATCCGCTAAAAACATTGTGTTATCTCCTTTTTATTTATATTGATAAGCGCTTTCCGCACTTCCTATATATATTATACCAAAAAATTTTTCGCTTGTCAAGTCTTATTCAAGTTTTTTGACCATATTTTGAAAAAATTTGACAATAATAAAAAATTTTGTTATAATATATATAAGAATAAAAAAGGAGAAGGATAAATGAAAGAAATGTTAAGAAGTATCGCTACATTTTTATAGATAGCTTTTATAGTGATTTTTATGTGCGGGGTTGTATGGTATGTATGCACAAGCCAGCAACCGCATATTATAGAAGATAAAGGTAACTTTGCTATTGTTGAATACAATGGAGAAACTTATATTTGGAATAAGGATATAGATGGTGGGTTTGCGAGGTGGAGAGAGTCGATTGGACCAAGATTACGGCCTTAAGGCGGGAGTGTATATATTTTTAATTTGGAATGGGGAAGTAGAGAGATGTTGGTGTGAGGACCCGATATCGTTATCTGAAAAGTAAAAAAAATTTTGGTGAGGAGTAGAAGAAATAAAATATGAGAATAGTAAATACAGAAGCAAAGAAAATATTTTATAGAGATTTGGCTATTGCAGAGACTTTTACTTTTGATATAGAAGGAAAAAGTGGATTTTAGTTTAAAACTTATATATTACCAAAAGCAGTAGGATATGGATATATTGCTATTAATTTAATTACTGGGGAAGAAAAATTAGTTGAATTAGATAAAGAAATATATCCATTAAATGGAGAATTTCGATTTTATTATAGACCGACATTTGAAAAGTAAAAAATTTTTGGTCCGGGGAAGGTGGAGCCGAAACCTTTTTTCATTTTTAATCCAGAAAAAATCCCAAAATACACCCGTACACCGCCATGTTATGTAGTTTAGCCAATTCTTCTTTACCCGCGCCAAAAAAGTACCGTGCGGAAAATCAACCGCAGAAGAATATAGCAAAGATATAAAGATGCATCATTAAGATGCATCTTTTCTTTTGTTCAAAGAAAGATTCAAAGTTTGTAAAACTATCAATTCAATCAATAAGTAAAAGAGTTATAATTAATTATATAAAGATAATAAATAAAAGAATAAATAAAAGTTAAATTAAACTATAATGTTTGAATTTGATTGCAATACACAACAATAGAAAGAATTATGGTTGCTCGGCGCGAGTGCGGTTCTACCCGTCCGCCGAGCGCCGTGGGATAGACTAAACAGACGTTCGGTTTTTTGATCTTCGGTTTCACTCGAACAGATGTTTGTCTGTCAATCCCGAGATTTTGTCTAATAGTCGAACGCATGTTCGAGTAACATCACCATTGAGTTAGCCACTGCTAACCAAACGTATGTTCGAGTGACATCG